AAATAGTTAGAACCAACTTTGAAATGTTGACCGCTTAAATAATTAATTCTAGCACTATCGATTGCAAGCAAGCCAGTGTGAGGATAATCAGAATCGCCTGGCACTGAATCACCTGGACCAACATAGCCAGGTGGTGGTAACCTGTGTTGAGGTATAGGTACTATAAGTTGATCGCCAGTTAAGTTATCAAAATAAGCGCTGTCAACAACTAACTTACTATTTTCCAAGTTAGGTGGCAAATTTGAAAATAGTAAGTAAGAGAAAAACTGTCCTTTGTTGTGTAAGAAGTTAACTTCACGTACAGCATCGTGCGTCAGAGGAGGCACGTCTAAAGGATCGTAAAATGTGTTCTTAGGATTATTGACTCTAGAATTAAATCTTGCTGAACCTGATAAAGGTGTGTGATTAACGCTATCTAGGTTTCCTAGAAAAACGTTTATCTGATTTATATTATCGATAAAGACGCCGATGGAGTCATCAATAAAACTACTATCTGCTATTCGTGCCATCGAGTTTACCTACAATTTGATTTAGCAGTAACTTTATATCATTGACATCCTGCTTTAGTGATTCAAGTTCCGCGTCTTTTTCTTTTCTTAATTTTTTTCTTAACTTAGCTTGTTCAATAGCATTATTATCATTACTTAATATAACACCGTTTTCATTTCTAACTAAGCTAGACTCACCCTCAACTTTAACATAATTCATCATACACTCAATGCAATAACTCTTAAATCTTTAATAAAAGGTTGCTTTGATTTATCAGTAGATCTCATAACTATTTTAATTTGAAACTTAGTAAACTCTTCAAGTTGACCGCCATCGCCACCAGGCAAGAATTCATAATCTCTGAAAGTTACGAGATTTTCATCAGTAGGATTGTTTGTTGTTTCTGGTGTTAAGATATAACCTTGGTCTTCAATATTTTGATCTGAAGTAGCAGTTCTAAAATAAACTTGAAAATCACAACCCGGTGGTCTTTGTGCGGCGAAAGCTATTTTTAATCCAACTGCCGGATTAATAAGAGTCACAGCCTTTGTAATATGTTTAGTAGCTGATGATCCACCTCTTGCTGCAGTTTCATCTACGTATGTAAGTGGGGCGTTAAATCCTGTAGAAGCAGCTGAATCTTGCCTATCTATTAGTGCATCAACTAGTGTTATAGAAGATCTTTGCATGTCTAGCATTGGTGTCACAAAATCATTAAGTGATTGAAAAGAGTATTGCGCTTCTAGAGATTTTATGTTTGCACCAAGTTCACTAGTTTCAATCGCAGTATTCGCTACCACGTGCGCTTTTCTTGTGTAAAGAGTAATATTTGGTCTTGAGTGTACAAAGTTATTAGATTTTTGATATGGCGTTTCAGTACCGGCAAACGATTTACCAGTTGTTAATTTTAAAGCTGATGCCATGGCAGTTTGAGGTGGGTTCAACGTTTGAGAATTTTTAAAGTAAATAGAGAAAGGTATGTTCTTAGTTACTTTGACATTAATTCCACCTCCTATGCCATCACTATCAGCAGCAGCACCAGCATTGAATTTATATCCTGTCCAGTCAACTGCAGTGATTGTTCTAGGACCTAGAATGTTTGGACCCGTGATACCACCAATATTGCTAGCCGAATCTACACCTTCAATACGCACTGGATCATTGACAACAAATCCATGACCAGGATCAAAGACTTGTACTGAATTACTTCCTTTAGTAACTGTGATAGGATCTATGTCTAAAAGTTTTAAAGGCAACTCAGCATTTTGTAATATTGCTGCACCTTCGGTTGATGTATCAAATTTTGCCCTATAGATTTCAAAAGTTAAGTCTTGCTCTTGTGAAGGTGTAAATGTTCCACCGTTTTGAGAATAGAACAGTGTGCCTAGTGCAGGATTTTTAGCAACACGGCCGGCAGTAGTTCCTATTTCAAATTCATCGATTTGTGCAATAAATATTTGATAATCTGGTGAGTTAGTGATAGCTACGATAGCATAGTCACGGTTACCTTTCAAGTACAATGGCTCTTCAAAAACAAAACTTGTAGCAACTGTTGCTTGATCTGATACATTTACTGAGCTTCCATTAACGTACACAACTGAGCCAGGCAAAATAATATCTGTTGAAGGAAAGCCGTCAACCATAGGTCGTATTTGTAAACATACGGGATCGCTAGTAGCTTTACTCTTAAAGTATAAATCTACCTTAGTGATAAAGCAACCCGTGTCTTGCTCAACGTAGAAAGACTGTGCTATCGGGTGTCTATCGATTTGATAACCTAGTGAAGTTCCCATTTCTATTTCCTATATATTATGTCCACTGACCGCCGCCAGAGAAGCTGCCACCGCCGTGTATTCCAGTATCATGGTGACTCAGACTACCGCCGCCCCATGTAGTTGTCTTACCTGGAGGATCATCCCTACCGTTGTGCTGTTGTTGAGGTTGAGGTTTATGGTGTACACTTCTTGAATGTTGGATTCCAAGTACTCTTGTAGACTTCCACTCTTGATCTACTGTATCTAAGAATCCAGTTGCGGCGTACAATGTACGAGCTACTGTCGTAGATTTCTTTTCTTGATCGGCTGAAATATCTAAAATTTTAAATTCTACAGTACCTGTTCTAAATCTAATTTGATTAGTGTTCGGTATAAAGAACGATCCTTCCACATGCCCGTTGGCATCACTTGTTATCGCAGATGATGATTCAGGGTGTGATACAATATTGTTGTGTATGTTGCCGAATTCTGTTGGATCTTCGGAAATACGCTTAAATGTTTCTTCTCTAACAAAATGTTCTACATTTACACCATCAAAGAAACAAAACACTGTGGAGTTAGGTCTTAGTCCATTGGCTCTAAAGTAAATTTTACGTGATCGGCAGAACGGTAATAAAGCAACGTGTACTACTGTTTGGTTAATTAGTTCTTCTACTATTTCATCAGACACAACTTTATTAACGTCAGTCACAATCTTAGTAGCCTGATCTGATGTTTTTGAATTTGTAGTACTACCAACTGCCAGATCTTCTATTTTAGTTCCACCCCAGTTCCATTGCCAATTGTTCCATAAGTAAGCCTGAGTTGTATCTAACTTTATTCCTCCATCGATAACTTTCTTTGTTCTAACTTTTGTTTCTCTCCATTCATCTGACGCCGGAGATATATCAATGTCACCATGATAAATTACAACTTCAAAAGGATTAATCTTTTGGAATCTCGAGGCTTGCGTTTGTTTTTTATAGGACACTTCTTCATAGTTGAGATATAAGTTATCACCTCTACGAACAATGTTTGTTGAGTTAGCAGAATCAAAAATTAATCTTATATTGTCTTCATTAAATGCTGTTGTCAGCAAGTTAACTTGTGGATCGATAGAAGCACGATAATCTGGTTGTTTTGTATCAGACATTTCTTGTGTAGAGAAATTATCTACAAAGAAGCCTGATTTAGTTCTATTCAACCCAGCAGAATCTAAGACTTCAAAGTTTTTAGTGTCTATTTCTAATAAACTTAATGCCGTTACTTCTTCTAGTTTATCGATTCTTTTTTCTACTTGCGCAATGTCTCGCATAGTGTAGCGTTTATGATCTAACTTCTCCATAGTCAAATCAGAATCATTAAGAGTGTTACCGTTAAATATAATTCTGTATAAAGGCAGAGAACCTATTTCTAGTTCTGGATATTGAGGTATGAAACTTGGGTTGCCTTTATTAAATGTTGTTCTTCCGTCCCTCGTTACAGCCACAACTGCAGCTTGTGGAAGATAATAATTTATGTCAGCTTGTACTGTATCATTCACTTGTAGATGTTCATGTATGCGCGCACCTTTTGTCGAATTTGTGAATTCTCCAGCAGAATCCATTATTGATCTAAAGTCTATGCAATCTCTTAATTGAAGAGTTTCACCCATTCCATCGCGAAATGATGGTATTTCATCATAGTCTACTTGTCCAGTGTATGAGTTAACTGCAAAGAAGTCACCGTCACCAGCACCATGTTGAAAGAATTTGTATCTTACGTGTACTGGATCTGCAGGTGCCGCGAAACCATCTTTACGTATAAGTCTACCGAGACCATAGAAGTTATCTCTTTGTCCATTGTCTAATTCATATCTATTTAAAAGATCAATACCGTCAGAATCACCTTCTCTTACTCGCAACAATCTAAATATATCAGCTTTAGCTAAGTTAATGATACCGTTCACATCTTGTAAAACTTGCGTTTCTTCTACTAATGTTTTACTTCTTATAATACCAGTTGCTTTATTTACGAAAGCTAACACTTCCATTCCTGTCACATTGGCAGGTGCACCTGTAATGGCAGCAGATGTCGTGCCGGTACCGGCTACTCCAATCGGGTGTTGCCATACTGCACTATCTTCTTTTGCAAAAATCCAATCACCAGTGTTTGCAAAAGTTTCACCTGCTGCAGTCAGTGAAATAGATCCAGCGCCGGCGCCATCAGTGTTAAATGAAAATCTTCTTTGAGTTTGAAGTGATATATCATCCAGTGCTTGAGGTCTTTGCCTAGGTATTTTAAATATAGATGTGTTTTTTTCAGGCTCGAATAACACAGCCTTATTGTTTGGTCTGAATAGATTAAAGTAAGATGAGGTAGAGTTACCTATACTGACAGTATTTCTAAAGTTCTGTCCAGTATTCATTTGTATGTCCATAAGATAATATCTTAGGCTATTGCTTGCTTCTCTGTGCACTGCTTTTACACGGCACGAACCTATAGAGTCTCCACCAAAATCTGCGCCATTCATAAGTGCTAGCTTTTGAAATCTATCAATATCAGGTAAACCCTTTGTATTTCCTGATAAACCAGCTGCAGCGCCATTTGAATCAACATTTACAGTTACGAAGTTTCCGTAATCTGCAGGTGTTACTTCATTTTGTATTTCTACTGTTGAAGAAGGTTTTGTAATTCTAGAAGTAAAAGGTGCTAAAACTCTTGAACGATACCCATCAACTACTGCAATACCATCACTAAGTTTCATTAGAAGGTTATCTTTATCAGAATCTAATTCAAATCTCAACCTAAATGGTTTAACTAAATAGTCACCTGAATTTTCTTTGATTCGAGTTGCAACAAAATCTCTTACAACATTATATGAATTCATTTGATTTTTATTTGATACAACTATACCTTCACTAATATTCACAAGTGGTACAAAGTTATCAGCAGCTTCTAAATCAGATTCATTTGAAAGTGTCAAAGTTATACGAAATCTATCCGCACCTGGCGCAGAAGTGTTAGGTACAGCACCTTGATTGTCGTATAGACTTGCGTCATCATCAACATCTACAATATCTTCTACAACTTTAAAGCCAACTGTTTCAGAAGGTGAATCACTGTACTTAGAAACTATGATAGCCTGTGGTAATGTAAATACAAAAAACCCTTTCACAAAATAAACACCACTATCTACAGAAAATCTAGTGCCTCTACCAACAGCAGGATTTGTATCAGTGTTCGTGGTCTGCACAGCTAATGTAGTTGAACCGTTTGTAATGTTTTCACCGGCTGTAAATCTAACTGCGTTTAATCCCGCTAGAGATGCCGGTGCATTAGTATATGCTACATAAATTGTAGCTGGGTCTGAACCCGATGCTTCCACGACTTCAATTACACGTGCTGTTACTCCACTCGTTGCACCTGTAAACGTAGTACCCAACAACGTAGACGTAGTTGTAGGTAACGCCAGTGAAGTCGTATTAAGTTTTACAAATTCGTATGCTGTATTAATTTGAGTTGTTCCAGGCTTTACAACTCCACCCTCTTTAAATATGTTACCACCAAATCTTTTGATTTGCTGCTGAAGCATTGTTTGTAGTTGTGTAAGCTCACGTGCCTGCAATACTCTACCACTATTAAATAGAATACGTAGGTATCCATCACTGTCCCTAAAGTCATCTTTGAACTTTGTAGGTATGAGGGTTGAACTAAGAGTAGTAGCCATTCTTTATATCCTTAGAATTGTACGACAACTTTAATGTCTTCATTTTGTGCCAGCGCTCGACTCACAGGTTTTCTGTTATCTATATAGAGCACAGCACCAGTCTCTGGATCAACTTCTGGAGCTACAAGTGCTGAATCAATAACACCATCACCTGCACCATTTGTTTCTGTTATAAGCTCACCATCTTGGAAAGACAGGAATCCAGTGTCAGCATTTTGATGATAAAAGATTTGATTGGAATCAATTTCATCTACGAGTGCTTGCGCATTACTGGTTGAACCTTTAATTGTTTTATCAGCGGTAAATCCTGTGACTATGCTTGAAAGTGTCATGCTTTTTAGTGCATTACCTGTGGTCGATAAAAACGCCGCGCCAAGCGAAGACTTTGGATCTCGTATAAGTCCTACTTGTCTAAAATCTTGATTTACTATTAGATCTGAATCAGTGCCTAACAAGTCAGCATGGAACATGACAGACGTTGATCTAAGATCTTCCCTAGGGTCTTTACCAATACCTGAGTCTGGCCCTAATACTGCACGTGCTGTAGCGTTTTGTGTTGCTCCACCTCCAGTTATAGATACAATCGCTCTTGTATAACCAGTACCAAAACCCTTGACGTCACCATTACTCGAATCTTCAGCGCGTATTCTCACAACTTGTCCGGTCGCTGAATCGATAGTTGGTATGAAACTTGCATTTTGACCGGTACCTGTTATGGTAATCGTAGGTAGAGATGTATAACCCGCGCCTCCATCAGTAATAACTAAGTTAAGTATTTCCCCAGCTTTCGCATTATTTTGTACTTCTTCTTGTTTCAATTGTATACCAGTAGAATTTGAATCTGTTGCACCTTGCACCTGAGTAGGCATAAAATTAGATGACATAAAGTTATTTGCATTAGCAGCGCTTATAGTATATAAAAATTTCCAGACATAACCATCTGATAATCTACGTGCATCGATATTAGAAAATGTTGGTTCAATTGTTGATGGAACTGCTGTGCCATTAGCGTTTCTTCCAACTTCTAAACATACATAAACTTGATTGGCTTCGTTCTTTACGTAATAAGGCTGTGTTGGATAACCAGATTGTTGATCATCAAATTGAGAATATATAACTCCAGACGCCCAGTTGTTTCTTGGAACAACAAGCGATGTTGCAGCCACTTTTTTTACACCCTGTAAAGCATTACGAAAACCTTGAATTTGTTGTGGTGAGTTTGTTGGCGTTGGTACTGTTTCAGATGAATCCCATTGCTCTGATCTGCCGATACCAATATAGTACTTCCTTGTGTCTTCAGTAAACTGATCAAAGAAGTCCTGTGCTATTTGTCTTCGTAAGGCGTCTGTTACTATTGCTGGCATATCTTATCCTATTAAGTACTTACTGCTGCACCAAGCGCGATTCTGAGGAAATTACCTGAAGCACTATCAAACACAGCTAAACACGGATTCCCTGATGCTCCATTTCTAACAAATATCAGTGTACCATGATCTGGGTTGTTTGGTTTACTAGCCACAGTGTAGGGATTCAAATTTACTTGTGTGGCTCTCGTTAAAATATAATCTGAATCTACAAGTGTTTCAACTGCCCCGGAATCTACGTAATTAAAATTACTTAACTGTTTTAGTCTAACGTAATCCGAATCTACTATCGTGGTTACTTCTGCAGAGTCTAAGCCACGATTCGAATCAATCATCTTTTGCACTTCAGAAGAATCCAAACCGCCGTTTGAATCAATCATCTTTTGTACTTGCGCTGAGTCTAAAGTAGATGTAACCGGCGCGCGTGATGTCACATATGCAGAGTCAATAAGCGCAGTTGCTAAACCTGAGTCAATTGAGTTAGCTCTTACAATTAGAAGTGTTTGTGATGAATCTTGTGCAATGCCACTTCGTAATGCAATATAAGAAGAATCAACAATTCCATTTATTGAACTAACGACTGCACCACCAATAGTTGTATCAAGCAACACAGTACCTGAAGAATCTGGCAGTGTTATTGTGTTATCTTTTGTTGGATCAGTTATAGTAAAAGTAGTTTCAAAAGAATCTGCAGTAGCACCCTCAAACACTAAAGAATTGCTATCAAACGAAACACCAAGATTATTGGCTGCACCACCTGTAACAACTTGTAACGCTGAAACATCGTTATACAACTCAGTAAAGTTATCATTTATTTTACCACCAGCAGTGCGCAGGTCATCCCCTGTTCCGTCATTGCCGCTACTGCCGACACCTATTACTTGTTTAGCCATCTTATATCCTACACATTAGTTGCTATTATTTATACCGAACTTACCATTGAATTCGAATATCTTTTGAATTCTCTCTGATCAAACGTATCGAACGTATTATCGAAAGTAATGCCGTTTCCTAGTGGTGTGCCGGCATCATCAAACGATATTCCGTATCCTGCTAACTCATCTAGATTATTATAAATTTTTGCTAAGAATAATAAGCTAACACCTCTTCCTCCAAAGAAGTTAGTAGTTCGATATGGGTGATACCTTTGCTCTGCAGAATCTGCATCTTGATCATCTGGTAAAATTAGTGATACTTCTCTATCGCCAGTCATACTAAATGATGCAGCCTCAATTATTTTGACTCTTGGATCAGGATCTGTAATTGACTCTGCGGTAATAATTGAAACTTGGCCTTCTGCCACTATCTCAACTTCTGCACCTAAGAAAAATCCTGCAGGATGTACAAAGTTTCTGTAAAGTATTTCCCAGTCGACTAATGCTAAGGGTGATTTTATTAGTACCGAAAATACTTGAAATATTCTTCCATCTTGTAAAACTAAAGCATCTTCAGGCCCAATCTTACCTTGCACTGGATCGCCAACAGTCAATAATGATTTCTTTGGGTATGTTATTTGTGTTGTGTTTTCATTGAAGAATGCACGAAAAAAGCCTTCACCAGAATATAATGATCCCTTTACGCGAAAGAAGTTACCAAAATTACGTAGTGCTTCTCTAGGAAAAGTAAATTGTGTGTGTGATACACCAAGTGCTATTTCATCTAATACAAAATCTAGTCTTTTTAATGTTACATCTTCAACATCACGTATGGTAAGCAACTCATTAATTATGCCACCAAAATTTTCATCTGAATCTAAATGATCATAGTATGCTTCTAAGAATGTTACTAGATTAGGATATGACGTAGTAAAATATTCAGGCAGCACTTTCCGCACTACACTAAGTTTATAGTTAGTAGCTAATCTATCATAATCTCTTAGTGTTTCGAAATCTGCCATTATGAAGTCACTGTTAATGATTGTGTTTGTCTATCGACTTCGGCTGTTGTAGATGAACGCGCAGTGTCAATTTGCAATATATAATTACGAAGAGGCTTAATTACACTTTCATTCTGTGGTGTAACTTTTATAGGTAAAAATGTTTGACCAGATATAATTTGTGTAGGTCTAAACCCTACTAAGCTTACTTTACCTGTGGCCGCAGTATATTGTCCTACATTATCTAAAAGTACATTACCATCTAAGTCGACTATTTCTAACGTAGTAGATCCTAGACGATTTTTAATCTGACAAACTAAACCATTAAATTCAAACACATCACTTTGTACCCTAAAGAATATGTCATCTGGAGTTGCAATAGCAGTTGGGAAATTTACGTCTAGAGTATTTAAAGTGTTTATAGTAATAGTTGGTCTCATTTGAACACTGACTTCCATACTGCTGGATAATATAGAATCATCTAGTGCATCAATTTCTGTAAGCAAATTTGATTTTCTAAATATGCCACCAAATGTAGAAACGTTACGAGTAAAGAAAGAATTCATTAAATTAAAAACTCTTTCTTCAGCAGAAATCAATGTTATACCTGTTTTGCCAGGATCATAAGAAAACCTTGTACTTAGCTCTAGGAATACATCTTCAGGATCAGTAAATTTTGTAGTCATAGACATTACAGATAGGTTGTCTGTGTAATTAGTTACTATTGCATCTTTAACAGATTGCTTTACAGCATCACTAGTATTTTTTTGGAATTGCAGTGAAATGTAAACAGCACCATAATCAATTGGTTCGTTTTGATCACCGCTCCATACTGAAGCACTTTGTACTTGAGGAAAGTTAGTTTCTACAGTCGCCTTATAGTCAAGTGCAGTCACCAATCTTTTTTGCGAGGCATATGCTATTGGTGCAAGTTGTTTTACAGAATCTATGGATTGCTTAAATGCACCACCAGTCGATTCAGTTACTGTAACAACATTTAGAGAATAGTCAACTCCATTTACAGTAACATCTGTTGCTGGAGTAAATACTGTGCCATTGTTCGCAACTGGACCTACAGTAGATAAGTATCTAACTTCTACTTTTTCACCAGGCTCAGGTGCTTTACCGAACGATAGACCGTCACCAAAATTTAATTCATAAAAACCGTTAGGTGCTTCATTTATAGCGAAGTGTGTTGAGTTTTGATCTACTGTTATTGCTAAGGTTAGTGGAGTGTAAGAAATAAAAGATGTAGAACTAGGTGATTCAAAAACGTCAACTTCTGCAGTTGATGTATCCATGGTCGTATCTGGAATTACATATATTTGTCTTTCATTTTTTTCAGGCACAAAGAAAGTTTTAGTTTTTTCTACACCTTCAACAATTGGTAAAGCGTCTGACTCTTCTGTAGTCTTAAAAACATATAAACCTGTTCCATCGTCAGATGCAAAGAAAGTTTCACGAGTTCTAAACGTATGAGTTACACCGTCAATAGAAGAAGTAAACTTTGTGCCTTTGACTAACTGCAATTTTGCAGGTCTACCTACTACACCAGCTAAGTTTACGTTTAAATTGACTGTTGCAGTAGCAGCTTTTCTTGATACTACTTCGTATCCCAATGTTTGTGCATGCGATACGACTGAACTTCTTAATTGTGCTGTACTCAAAAAAGCTTCATTCAATGAGAAGTTTGCAGTCAAAGCATTGATATGCGTATTATAAGCTAATACGTCTAGAACATTTGATATTCCTGAAGCTTCAAAGTCGTAATCTGAAAATTCACTTTTACTTTTAAAAAAGTTTTTTAAATTATTTTTTATTAGAGTAAAATCAAGATCAGACGATTTTATTTGTGCTGTCATTTATCTTAGCCTCGCTAAATTTAAGTCAAGTGTTACTGTTTCACCTACACTTAATACTTCAAACGTTACACTAATTCTTACAGTGTTTTGGTCAGGTAATAAGTTAACATCTACGTCAATCACTTGAGCTCTAGGTTCGTGTAAATCTACAGCTTCAAAAATATTATCTGCAATAATATCAGCTTCATCGCCAGTTTCTAACTCAAACAGAAAATCACTTAGGTCACCACCAAACGTGGTATCAAACGGTTTTTCATTTCTATTAGTCATAAGCAAATTCTTTACAGATTGCTTAACTGCGGCAATAGCTGTTTTCTTAAAAATATCACCCGAAGGTTTTGCATTGAAAGTTAAATCAATGTCAGAATAATCAATACTTCGAGAGCCAATAATCGAAGTACCAAATATATTACCGTCTTCTATAGAAAATGCTTTTGCCATGTTTCTATTTATACCACTTCTACTAACTCATTAGTGCTTTGTACAAAGTTGTTAAATCGTGTTTCAATCTCATTATTGTATGAAACTTTATAGTCACTATTAACTTCAGGCATTACCAAAATTATTTGTGCTGTTAACGATCCGTCAATGTTAAAAGTATCATAAGTAAGAATCATTTTTTCAAATTGCAAAGAATCTTTCCACCAAACTGCAAGATCAAAAGTTTTCTTTTTGTCAATTTTACCTTGTCTATTTCTTAACTCATATACTACACATCTTCCTTTTGACTTTAAATCGTTTATTCCACCCACAGTAACTGTTTCACCTTTACCAGCTTTGTAAATACCTTCAGCCACAACTAAGCGATATTCATCATATTCGTCATCATCTATCATTATAGACTTCATAACTTGACCATGCAAGTATAGATTACGTGCAATTTTTATTCTATCTTCTAGTGCAGTGACATGGTCAAAGGTTATTGAATCACCATATCCACCTAAGAATTTTGCTATTGTTATGCCTTGGTCAACTTCAGTTCTTGATGTTATGTCAGCTTGATTTTCAGGTTTATACTTTGGGTGTGGAACAAATTCTATTTCTGCATTGATAACACTACCAGAAAATCTTTGTGCTTCAGCTCCAACAATTTTACCTAACACACTTTTAGATCTTACACGTCTAGGCGTTGCTTCATTAGATATAACTCTATCAACACCAGGCGGCACACTATTAGTAAAAGTAGCTGATATAGTATTTTCACCTATGAGTGTACCAATAAAAGTTGTTTTCTTTTGATTTAAAGGATCACGTAATTTTGATCGAGCTTCCGTGGTACTTAATGTTCTGTCAGACACACCTTCATAGTCTGCATTTCTGTTTACCTGATTGAATAATACATTACCCTGATCAATAGTCACAGTTCTGAAAGCAAATTCAGATTGGTTTAAATACTTTGTCATTACCTGTGACGTTGGTTCTACAGTTTCTTTATTAGTTGCAGGATTCAAAGTAACAGTAGCTTGTGCGCTACCTGCTGATGCGCCTAACGCTGCTGTACCCGCAGTACCCGCAGTGCTAGCATTTCCTGATAAGTTACCATTGAATGTAGGTGCTTCCATTCCTACACTAGCATGTACACTATTAGATGCATGCATAGAAGTAGAATTTACACGATCACTGTGCGTAGTGTTTGCGTATATTACCATGCCATCACCACCCATAGTTCCATTCTCACCGATTACTGTCATGTCAGTTGCTGCAATATTCATATTAGGTGCAGTGATAACAGTTTCTACTTGCGATGTTTGTCTCATAGTTCCTTTAGATAAAAACTCTGCAGAGTCACCATATAAATGCGAAGTAGTACCTTTTATAAACTCATTGTTATCACCGTGTGTAAGTCTCGTTTCATTTTTTATTATCTGCTTATATACGTTTCCACCGATCAACGATTGTACATTTTTACCTATGTCTTGCCTGTAACCACCTTTTATATCTTCTTCATGATCACCAAACACATCAACGTTAAAGTTACCGCCGACACTTAAATCGTAGTCACCGTCAACCCTCATCTTTACATTACCATGATATGTTATATCGCCATCACCTTCAATAATAATTTTTTCATCACCAGCACCAATACGTACAGTATTCTTAGTACTGTATATCAGTATCGTACCATCAGGTTGCATCTCAATACCGGTACCTTTTCTATGTTTGAAAAGTATACGTTCACGACCTGGCGTATCATCAAACTCACTCACATGTCCTGAAACAGTTTTACGCACTTGATTGTATGGATATTCAGAAGATGCAAAATCTTGAAATTCTAAGTTAGTACCTATATCACCTCCACCGTATGGCAAAGTGTTTTCTTCTATACCACGCGCTTCCAGGTTTGTAGTTTGCCTGCCTGCATATTGTCTGAAAGGATAAGTATTACTAGGATCTACGTATCCATCTTGTTCTCTTTCAATATCAACAGGTACACCTATTTCTCTTAAAGTTTTATCTGATATACCACTCATCCGTCTTCATCCTCACTATATCTTTTTAGATAATCACTAACATCAAAACCTACGCCCATAGCCTGATCATCTAATAAATCATCGCCGTGTGAATAACCTTCTACATATGGGAATACATTTACTATTGTACGCAGTACAACATCTAAAGTTTTCCATGCTTCATCAGAAATTGATTTTTTACTGTATGTCTGTTGTGTAACTTCACTTTGTGCAACCGCATGGCCTGCATCAATTATAATGCTTATACCATTTTTTAACTGTTCATCTGCAAATTCCAAGTTTACATTAGCCTCTTCTAATCCTAAATTAAAAGAACTTATTAATCTACCCGTTGACTCTTTTATAGATGCATAATCTTTCGTGTTTGGAAAAGTTTCGAGAGGCATCACTCTTTCTAATGTGCCATCTTTTCTAATAAAATAATGCATCCAAGCTGCACGTTCTCTCTCTGGTACATCATCAACTGATATACCTAAGACACCATATGAAAGCTTTTTAGCTGCTATAATATTTTTATTATATTGTTTAGCGTCTTTATACTTAACATCTGCTGCTGATCCCGTCCAACCAATATTTACGTTAGTGATTTTTCTTTTTATTGTTCTTAATTCAAGTTCTAAGGCCTGAGCTCCTGGCACTCGAGTATAAATGAAATCACCAACTTGACCTGATGTTATACCTATTTTTTCAATAGGCGTGGTAGGTGAGGCATCCATAGGTAAAGAACCCTTTTGCAAAGAGTTTTTTAAATCAGTAAACCCTTGTTCATTAATGATATTTGTTGGTATCTCTACATCTGGTGCTTGTCCTAATTCAGGTATTATTTGACCTATTTCTTTCGATGTATCACCGCCTATTGACTTACTACCTATGTTACCTAAAATGTTGCCAAAGTCTACTCCCATATTTCCAAAAGGATTTCTTTCTACTAAATCATTAATATTTAAACCTTTAGTCTCTGCTAATTTTTTCTGTATAGCACCGGCGTCAGGTGCTGTTGGTGTGTCAATAGGGAAATTGTCTACAGGAATTTTCATTTTGAAAGAACCGAGTGGATTGTCTAGTTGCTCCATTTGTATAGTGGATGTTAACTTTTGATCCACTACTATTTTATTAACAGGGTCGTTAGTAGGATCTAAAACTGTATCTAATTTTTCTGGTAAGTCATCAACTAACTGTGTAATTTCATCACCACTGAAACCCATGTTACGTATTGCTTCTTGAAAACGTGGATCTTTGTTTGCTTCTTCAGTAGCTTTTTTTAAGTTTTTATCAATGTCTGCTCGATTTAATTCATACGCATCAGCCAAGGTAGCACGTATTGCTTTAGGATTTGCACCTGAAATTGCAGGATGTGTTACAGTATCTTGTTTTATTGTTTTACCGGTAAGTGTTTCTATATTAGTTTTATCAGTACCAGTAATAGTCTGAACGTTTGATGTTTCTCCAAGTGTGCTAGTAGCTTTCGCTGGTGTAGGGCTAGGTTTATTTTTCTTTTCTGCTGCTTTTGCTTCTTCGGCTAAAGTTTTAAAACCACCTACCATAGTGCCAATATCTGATGCACCACTCGTAAAATCAGAAAACAACTTGATAGCTTTATTTTGACGCGCCTTAGTTTCAGCGTCTTCTGCTGCAGAAGCTTCCTGTATTTGCTTTATTGTATTTTCTAATCCAAGCCTTGTAATACCCTCAGCCATCGTATGCGGTCATCCTTCTAAATAAATCATTTGCAGCATCAATTCTTTTTTGTTGTTTTTTTAACTTAGGATTTTCAAATCTATCTTCAAATATAAGGCACGCTTCTTCAGGTGTTTTTGCACGTTTTAATTCGTTGTATCTGTAATATTCTTTATGATCATTAAGTTCTTTTATTGTAAATAAAAGTTGTGCATATAAGCTTTGCCATCTTAAATTTTTATTTGAAGCGAACTGCACTAAATTTTGGTACCTTGCTACACTTGGCGCAGAGTTCCATTGTGCAATACCAAACGATCTTTCTGGTGGTGCAGACTGGGCTACCGTGTTTAAATCACCTGTTATTTGAGCACCTGACTCTATGTAAAAGTTGCCTAGTATTCCACACGCCTGTTCAGGGGTGAAACCTCCACCCTCTTGTGTTATAAAGAAATTAAATGCTTTTTCTAAATTACTTGATCCACTTAAAAATTCTTCATCAGTTTCTTTAGCAGACTTTGGTATTGTAAGATCCACATTATCAATTCCACTCGCGTGTTGCAATTCATCAGGTATGCTAGCATAATCTACAAAGTACTGATTATTCACGGGTCTTTCATACTTAGGTATTGACCCAAGTATTAATGGTAACTGCGAATTTTTTCCATCTAAAAAGATACCCCACACCTGAGCTTGAGGTTTTATTCCTAAATTAGTACCTAGACCTGATGATCCTCCTTCTGTTACAGGTATTACTACTTGAGCCCAAGGCAAATCACCTTCAGGCACGTCGTCTGTATTTTCGCTGTGCACACCAAAGATTCGAACTTTTACCCTTCCAAGTTCTAAAGGATCATTTAAGCTTTTAACAGATCCTACAAACCATCTAGTCTCATCGCCATAATAGTCTTTATGTGTATTTGGAATCATCCGGCATTCCTCAAAAATTTATCATCTTTATATGACGTTAACTTTGCGCACTGTAAATGCAAATCATACTTTTCACTTCTTATAGAATGCTTGCATGAATAGATAATATAATCACCGGATTTTTTTAAATCAAACGCTATGTCTTGATCACTCGGTCTATTCGCTTTGAAGCCTAATCTAATAACATTGCCGACTGTGCGATGGTATCCACCTTGTAAAAATCCTGACCCTGAGATTCTTATACTTATATTGTCTTTCAGAAGCGCATGTTTTAAAGATCTGTTTTTCACTTTTTGCATATGTGAAGTTTGGAAAGCTTCTTCATCGTAACTTTTAAACCTTCCTGTACCATCATCGTAAACTCCTGATTGCGATAGTTGATATATTTTTCTTGCAGAGTTAACCGATATTGGATCTAGATCATCCCGTATTTCTAAATCAACTGGTAGGTTTACTTTTTTATTTTTATCATCATTCACATTTACTAAAGTAGAATTGATATTAAATTTTTGTTTACTAAACTTGCCTGAATTTGAATCGTAATAACTATATGTTGCACCTACTAAACCATTCCCAACTAAATCATATAAATTATCTGTGTCGACGTGACTGTAATTCATAATAGGATAATATCTAAATGCACCCTGTTCATTTTCAGTGTATAGATTATTAACACCATGCATAAAAGGCGACCTAGGATTCACTGGTGTTGCGTTAATCATTGATTTCAAATCTATTAAATGTAATTTTTTTCCTATAAAACTAGAAAATAAATAGAAGGGCATACCTTCACTGGTTGTCATTCTATTTTTAATCCATGACATAGCAGCTATTGGTTCTAAGTTAGGCACTATGACCTTCATTTTATTTTCAAATACATCTTCATTTATAAGATCTATATCTTTCTTAAGATATTCATTACTAATTTTTTTTATTATGCTATCGGGTGAGCCGCTGTAACTTCGATTTACATTTAAGAATCTAGATATAAAAGCTATATCTTCCATAAAATGTAATGTAATAAGTTCAGACGTTTCATTAATTTTTGCAGTAGCAATCATAGAATCGATAAAAAATGTTTTAGTAATTGTATTATCGTTGTTAGATTGTTTCATAGTAATTGTAAGAGATTCGCCGCCGTCAAACATTATTCTATCGAGCAATCTTTCTGTGTCTACAAATGCAATCTGACCTGTTATATAAGGTAAGTCCATCTGTTCAAATATTTCGATGTCTGTCACTAAGCCGTAAATGTTTATGCCAGCAGGGTTTATAAACCTACTAGAATTGATAACAACAGACTCTAGTTCTACACCGCGTGTTACTCTTTCTTGTGCCATTATGTATCGATTGCTTGTTTAAATATAGAAACTATTTCTTCTATATTTTCTGGTTTTATAACACGTATTAATCTTAAATCTTCATTGTCTTTAAAGTATCGATCTATGTTTGTAACTTCAGTGAGTAAAGCTCCAGGTGCTGATAAGGGATCTATATCTTCACGTTCACCAGATGCATTAGTAAAATGATGAGACGCTAAGTGTTCATCACCTGTTGATTGCACTATAATTTCACCTGTGTCACCAGCCACTAGCGATACGTTTCGCACAACTTCACCTGCAATAAATTTTGTTGTTGTCTTTAGATCTATTATAATATTTCCTAGATCTAAATGTCTTCGAAGCACAATACCTCTTGCACCAGATTGTAATCCTTCTACTGTCTGGCCAGGTAACATTATTCCTGTTAATAAATTTCTTGTGTTAATAAACGTATGTGGAAAATCTTTTTTTACTTTTTTTTCTAAATCTTCGTTTGATAGTGGCCAGCCTTTTTCTTTTATTTTATCATTTACTAATGAAAATGTCCAGTGATATATTGGTGTGTCGTAAATAAATGTAGAAGTTTGATCTGGTCTATCGCCGTCTTGTACATTATACAAAGTGTAGAATGATGAATTATTTTTTATATCTTCAAAAATGTCTACTGATGCTGAAATATTTTGAAATATTTCACTTGTAACTTTTTCTCCACCAACTTCAATTTTATCACCAAATATATAAGGGATTCTAGGGAAATGTCTAAAGTACTGCATTAGAAACCTGCCAAAACATCTTGTCTACTAAGAGCTCTATACTCTTGGAATATAAGAGTAATATCAACTTCAGTAGGTTGTCCGTCAAAATGAAAAACACCAGAAGCACCATTAATAGTAGTTGTCATATCACGTAAATGTGAAAATAATATCTTTGGTACTTTAAGTCTACCACCTTTGAAATTAAACTCGATCTTATACACGTTAGGAAACTTAAAACCTATAGGCAACCCTGCACCAATGTCTATAGTTGCAGGATACAATTCTTTTCTAAATGATTTAATAATTTTTTCTATTACCAGTGCTTCAGCCTGCGAGGTTGCAATTAATCTAAACTGAAATGTAAAGTTACGTATGTTAGGCTTATCAAAAATCAAACGTGAACCTGGGTTAATGCCAGTTTGAGTTGCTGTTTGTAATGCAGCTCTAACACCTTCGCGTGGCACATATTGTGTGGCACGTGCTGCAGCCACCTGGGCAGCTTGATCAGTTAGTGTACCGCTTACTAAACCAAATATGCTTTCTATTCCTTCAGTAACTGACCTTCCAACAGCACCTAATAAAGAACCACCAGAGTTAGCTGCACCTAGAGCTGCTTGACCAGCCGGGCCTAACTCTACTGGATTATAGTTTACACCATCTTGATATACAACACCGGGTGGAAAATGCAAAAATATAATGTCAGCCGATTTATCACGTTGAGTTCTTAAGTTAGTAGCTCTTTGTGATGTTGCACCACTTGCAGCATCTTGTATAAACTTTGATTCTTTTACCTTTTTAGAGCTAGAAGACGTCACACCTGCAACAGTTGAGAATTGACCTTCATTCCTAGGATCACCTGTAGGACCACCTACAGCTTGTGTATCTGTAGTAATGGCTCCACCCATAGCACCCGGAGATTGACCCATAGGAGCAGCATCTTCTTCATCTTCTATTTCTTCTCCACCAAATCCTAACAATGGTACGTCGAGTTTATCAATAACAGACTTAGGGTCAATTTGATATGATTGTATCTTGTGTACTGTAAATCTCATTCTTGCTGGTATGTTAGCAACATTCTCAAGTGGATAGGACAATATCTCTGACTTAGCTCTACCTCCAATACTTACATCATTTATTTTTGGAGCACTTTTACTAGCTAATTTTATACTAGTATCTTCACTACCCGTTACAACCTGTGAAGGATCGTTAGCTCTTGCAGCTTGTCGCATGTAAAATTGCTTTTGTCCTGATGCCATGGTGTTTCCTATAAATAAAAATATCTGAAACTATTTATAACGAAAAATGCCGTATTCTGGAAAGTATAAACCAAACGTGAGTAAGTACAGAGGTGATCCCAGTAAAGTGATATATCGATCACACTGGGAAAAGCTTTGTTTCATGTGGTGCGACAACAATCCTAATGTAAAACATTGGAGTTCAGAAGAAACTATAGTGCCTTATCTTTGGGAAATAGATAAGAAGATGCACAGATATTACGTTGATTTAAAAATTACATTCAACGACGGCAAGACAATCTTAGTTGAAATCAAACCTGACAAAGAAACAACACCGCCCAAGAAACCTGATAAATCTAAAAGGTACATTGGCGAAGCGTTGACATACGTTAAGAATATGAATAAGTGGGAAGCTGCAACTAAGTATGCTAAGGATAGAGGCTGGGACTTTCAAATATGGACTGAAAATACGTTAAAAAGTATGGGTATTATGAAAGAACAAAAAGGTAAGTTAAAACCTTTGGCACCATTGAAGCCTTTCCGCAAAAAGCGTAAAAAATGATATAAATACTTGTATGTCTAATCTATTTCAAAAGTTAGAGTTTGAAGCTTTCCGTGCTGGCATCAACCCGCGTACTAAAGAAGCACAAGATTGGTTTCGCAAAAAAGCACAGTCTATGCGTAGAATTAATAGACAAGATCTTTTACAAGATGAACAGGTAAAACTTGTCAACAGACAGAATCCTTTGATTGGTTCTATGAATATGTTTTTTTATGATCCTAAACATAAAGAAACGTTACCATATTATGACAGGTTTCCTTTAGCCATTATCGTTAAACCTGCACCAGGTGGATTTTATGGATTGAACTTACATTATCTGCCAAATGTTTTAAGAGCAAAATTTTTAGATGCTCTATTAGAAATAACAAACAACAATAAGTACGACGAGTCAACTAGATTCGGAGTTACTCTAAAGCTTTTGCAGTCATCAAGTAAGATGAGATTTTTTAAACCTTGTTATAAACACTATCTTACTAGGCACGTGAAATCTAGACTTGCTCGAGTTATGGCGCCTGAATGGGAGATAGCTACGTTCTTACCAACTGCACAGTTTGAGAAAGCTAACAAAGGTGCTGTGTATGCAGATTCAAGGAAAGCAATATGAGTACTGTAGATCAACTTAAGTCACTAGCATCATCTAAACTAGGCTTCGCTAGAACTAATCAGTTTTTAGTAGAGTTACCAACTACTTTTGAAGGTTCAAGTGGATTTTTAGGTAGACTTACAACATTACTTACAAGTGGCGTTGGTCTAGGTTCTGGCGGAGGTGACCTTAATTTACTTTGTTCATCTGCTACACTTCCTGGTAAACAAATATTAACACACGATCGTGTAGTTGGTATGGAAAGACAAAGGACTGCGTATGGATATGCAGTTGACGATGTAAATCTATCTTTCTACACTCTGAACGACTATGGCACTCGAAAGTATTTTGACGAATGGAGGAAGAATACTTTAGATGAAGAGGGTGGAACTGCGAGGTATAAAAATCAATACGCAAAAGATGTTAAGATACATCAATTAAGAAAACCTGTATTAAATCTTGGTACGGATGCTGGGCTTATTAGAGTTAACGTTGGTATTGGCGGCGGTAGTGTATACACAGTACGATTGAAAGATGCGTTTCCTACTACGATTGTACCAGTAGAATTAAATAATGAAATGGACGGTCTAGTACTAGTTTCTGTACAGATGTCTTACACTAATTGGGAATCCGTGTCAAGTGGGCAAGGTTGGATTCAAGCAACAGGCGGTATTGGATCTATAGGAACATTTATATAAGGAGAAGAAATGGCACTGCCAAGATTGAATGAAAATCCACAATATGAGTTAGTTATACCTTCAACAAAAGAGAAAGTAAATTTCAGGCCTTTCTTAGTTAAAGAACAAAAAGTATTACTGATTGCATATGAATCACAAGATCGTAAACAAATCTTATCAGCGATGTTAAATACTATCGATCAGTGTATACATCAACAAATAGATGTAAAAAAACTTTCTACGTTTGACGTAGATTATATGTTTACAATGATCAGATCTAAATCTGCTGGAGAAACTACAACACTTTTATTCAAGTGTAAAGAATGCCAAACTGAAAATGAAGTGATAATAAAATTAGATGAAATTGTGGTCGACGTAAAAGAAAGAGATATGAGAATTGAGCTAACTGATAAGATAGCTGTAAAAATGCGTTATCCAAATTATGAATTCTTTTTGAATAATTCTGTATTAATGACGGAAGGTAAGTCACAATCTGAAATGTTACTTGCATCTATCATAGGTTGCTTAGAAGCGGTAGAGACAGAAGATGAAAGAATTGACTTAGCAGATGAAAGTGAAGAAGAAGTTAATCAATTTTTAGAATCACTCACAGGTGCACAATTTGAAAAAATAAGTCAGTTTGCTTTAGAACTACCTGTGATGCAAAAAAACATAGAATATAAATGCAAAAATTGTGGAGCAAATAACGAAAGGATGCTGAGGGGGCTTGAGGATTTTTTTTAATTAACCTCTCCCATGATAATCTAGAAAACTTTTATACGACTAACTATCAGTTACTACAAAACTTTCATTATTCACTTAGCGATCTAGATTATATGATACCTTGGGAGAGGGAAATATACCTTAGCATGCTAATTAACGAATTAAAAGAAAAAGAAGAAGCACAGGCTCGAGGAAAGTAATGGCTGAACGTACTTTATCAGACTTAAATATAGAACTAGAGGCCGTCAACAAAACTTTGGACGAACAAACAGTAGGCCAAGGTAGATTGATTGATGCAGTTGAAGATTTAGTGGCACTTCAACGTAGAAATCTGGACGACTTAGAAGCAGATATTGAAGATAAAGATGCTGCCCAACCTACTGCTCAACCACGTGGCGCGGGTGGAGGTGGAACTGGAGGCGAAAGTTTCGCTTCAGGTGTTTTAAGTAAAGTACCTAGGTTAGCAGGTATACCCGGTGCAGCAGTAAGCGCTGTGCCAAAATTATTAGCTGTCACAATGGCTGATGAAATAGGAGAATACGTTACAAGTCAAACTGGCAGTGAAGAGGTAGGTAGTGCGGTTGAGAGAGGCTTAGTGGCTGGTGGCATAGGTTCCTTCTTTGGAAAAAGAATAGGCCTAATTGCTGGCGTCATCGGGGCTGGATTGACAGAAGAAAACCAAGATAAACTTACAAAATTAGGTGAAGCTTTAGCACCAACATTCGATAAATTAAAGAATGCTGTAACAGACTTAGTTGATGTACAGCTTCCTACGACGGAACAAGTGCTTGACGGTGTATCGGACACTTTTGGAAATGCAATAGATGGTTTAACACAATTAGCAACAGGTGATTTTAAAGGGCTCACTCAAAATCTTGATGATATTGCTCTTAGCGCGGCAGGATTATTTGCACTAGTAAAACCTGGCAAATCATTAAGTCTAGCATTTAGCGCTTTAAAAGCACCATTTACAGCTGCCAGTACTGCGCTAACTTCTATGGCTGGTCTTGGTGCAGCAACTACCGCCACAACTACTGCAGCAACAGCTGCAGCAACCGGTTTGACACCAGGCACTGTAAACAAAGCAACTGGAAACATTGTAGGTGTTGATGGTAAAGACACTACTGTGAAAGGTACAGATCCAAAAGCTAAAGATTTAATGAAAGAAATAAAAGGAAAAGCAAAAACTTCAGCTCCAAAGGTGCCGGCTACCGGTAGACTTGCTAAATTTTTAAAGATATTGAAAGGAGGCGGTCCTTTAGCAGGAATTATTTCAGCGGCACAAATTGGATTGATATTATCTTCACCTGGATCTATAGATGATAAAATAGGCCTGTTAGGTGGTGCTATTGGCAGTGGGCTCGCTGGATTGGGTGGAGCTGCACTTGGAACTATGTTGGGAGCAGTTGGTGGCCCATTTGGTGCGGTAGCCGGTGGTCTAGGATTAGGATTGATAAGTGGTTTTGCTGGTGATGCAATTGGTATGGCCATAGCTCAATATCTTTTCGATAAAAAAATTACAGCTTTTGGCGATGGCTTTTTAGGCAGATTAATCAACAAAGCCGCGGGTTCACCTGATACAGAAGCACCGCCAAGTATACCTACTAGTTCTTCAGGTGTGGATGGTGGACTTGCTGCAGCAGCGGCAGGTGGTGGTATGTCTACAATACCTCGCAACACTGGCGCTTCTGTTGCACAAAGTGTTACGGCAATGTCACCCGGTGCAATGGGTGGTAGTGCGCCATCAGTTGTGAATGCGCCCACAACAATGGCTATAGGCTCGTCACAGACTACATATGCAGGAGGAGGCGTAAGTACTACTGACCCACGCCGTCCTTTATTTACTGGTGGTACTTCTTATTAGTCGTCGTTTGCAAGCTTTGCAAAGTAAGACATTGTATCGTCGGTATCGTCCAACTTAACTTCTTCGGCAGTTACCGGTTCAGCTACTCGATACTCGGGTGCTGGTGCAGGAACATTCATTTGAGATTCCTGTGCCATGGTTGGTGCACCCATAGACATTTCCTCACCTAGAACTCGAGCCAACTTAGTCTTTAGTTCATCATATGTCTTGTAGTTCTTAGGATCAGTAAACTCTGTGAGTGAGTGCATTTGATTATATACTGATTCTAGCTTTGCTTCATCGCCACCGTGTAAAGGTGATTGAGAAGCAAACTCTGATTTATCATAGTTACGATAACCTTCAACCTGACGAATCTTTAGTTTAAAGTCTGCACCATCCCAGAAGTCAAATGGGTTGACC